CGCGCCCGGCATCATGGCCGCCGAAGAAAACCGCTTGACATGCGCGTGTGATTTGACACAGGATTGCCACGGTTCAAAAGAACTTCAGGGAAGCCCCGGCGGAGACGCGCGGGGCTTTCGGCGTTTCTGGGGAGTGGGTGATGTAGCGCGAGCCCTGCGTGAGGCGTTGTCGCCCTCGATGGGCAACAGGTTGGAGCGCATCTGCACCGTCGGGCGGGGCGCTCGGCATTCAGCCGACGGTCGAGAAGCGGGTAACGCCCCGGCCGCCAGCGCGCGATGGACCGGGAGGGCATCCGGAAGCGGCGGTGTCGTGCACTGTCGTGACGTGCCGGCGCTCGGCGAGCGCGGCGGGGCTTCCGGGACAATCGAACAAGAGAGGCGAGACGGCATGGGCTGTCGCTGTGGCGAGCGGGCGCGGGCGATCGTGTTCGGCGCGCGCCAGGCGCTGGCCGGAAACCGTGTCGGTGCCACGAAGGCGGCGCGGTTCGTCGTTACCTCGGCGCGCGAAGACGCCGCCGCAGCACTGAAGGCGGCGCGGGAAAGGCTGATGGCGAGGGCCTGGCGTGGCAGGTGAACTCCTGCATGCCGATATCAGCGAGATCATCGCGCTTGAGGATGTGCTGCGGGGCGCCGGGAACCAGGCACCGCACGTCATCCGTCGTGGCCTCAACAGAGCCGGTGGCAAGGTGAGGACAAAAGTCATCCGGGCGCTGCGTGATCAGACCGGCGCAAAATACGGCGCGGTCAAGAAGGCCCTGAGGACCAAGAAGGCCAGCTACAACAGACTCGAATATCGGATCGAGGCGAGTGGCCAGCATATCTCGTTGAAGGAATTCGGCGCTCGACAGACGAAGAAGGGCGTTTCCGCCGCACCTTGGAATCAGCGGCGCATCTTCCCGCATACCTTCGGGCCGCGGATCGGCAAGCTCGGCGGCCACGTATTCGTGCGGACGACAAAGGATCGCCGTCCGCTCGAGAAACTGTGGGGGCCGGCGATCCCGAAAGAGTTGGTGAAGGGCGAGACTGAAGCAGCGTTCTATGCGTCTGTTTTCGTCGAAGTGCCTGCCGCCATCCTGCATGAACTCGAGGCGATTCTGATCGGGGCGGTCCCCAGATAGTAGCACTATGTGCGCCCCCCAGGTCAGGGACCGTACCCCGAAACCGACCCCCCACGGCGGCGCTGCGGCCCGAAATTTCGCTAGTAGGGCACATCGCAAGCGGTACACGCGCCGCACGGGTGCACGTGTGCTGCACGGAACGGAACGAATGGCGGACTGGCTGTCGATCACGGACGCTGCGGCGCGGCTGACGGCGCTCGGCGACTCGATCGATCGCTCGACGTTGTCGCGATACTTGAAGCAACATGCCGAGGCGTTGCCGGTCAGGCGGGAGGGGCGCAGCGGTCTCGTTGAATTCGAAGCGCTGGTCGTACATCGGCGCGAAAATATCCGCGTCGAGCAGAAGCCTGCACCGTTACTGACGGCGCCAGCGAGCGCCGGGGCTAACGCGGTGGCTGATGCGACGGCCAAGACGCAGAGTGTCGGCGCGGCTCGCAAGGCGCTGGCTGATGCCGAGCTCAGGGAGATGGATCTCGCCGAGCGCCGGCGCGAACTGACACCGACCAGGGAGGTGGACGAGTCGGGTCGTGGATCCGTGGTGCTGATGCAAAGTGCCTTCGATCGGGCGATCGAGCCGATGGCATCGGAATGTGCCATCAAGTACGGATGGAACGAGCGTCAGGTTCGCCTCGTGCTTAAGTCATATGCGCGCATAGGTCTTGACATGTTTCATCGCGTGATGTTGCAGCATCTCGATGCCATGGCGTCAGAAGCCGAACTCGTTCAGGATGATCTTGTCGAAGACGGTGCTTTGGCTGTGACGGCATGACTGCTTGGGCCAGGCGTCCTGCTTTTCCGGAGTTTCCAGCTGGGGCTACGGTCATGTTTTGGGCGTGAGGCGCCGCTAGTCGACCAGCGGAAGACCTGACAATCAGCGAGTATGCAGATCGCTATCGGGTGGTGTCGCCAGAGAGTGGCTCGCCGTGGCCGGGGCCGTTCCGAACCGATCGGATGCCGTACCTGCGTGAGGTGCAGGATTGCTTGCACCCGGACCATCCGTCGCGGCGCGTGGTCGCAAGATGGGCGGCGCAGTTGGGCAAAACGACAGCGATGGAGAACTGGTTTGCCTTCGTCGTCGACCAGGCGCCGGGGCCGATGATGGTGGTGTTTCCGACCCTCGATGAGGCGACCAAATTCAATCGGGTCAAGCTGCAAACGATGATCGATGCGTCGAAGCGGCTGAAACACAAGGTGAAGCCGGTCAGTAGCCGGGATGAGAGTGGGTCCACAATCTCCTTCAAGCGTTTTGCCGGCGGCTTTTGTCAGATCGTCAACGCAGGCTCGTCAAAAGGCCTGCAGATGCTGTCAATCAAATACCTCGCGATGGACGAGGTGACCGGTTATGCCAACGACGTCGATGGTCGCGGCAGTCCGCGCGATCAGGCCCGCGCCCGTCAAAAGCAATATGGCGATATGGCCAAGGAATTCCAGTGTTCGACACCAGGCGATGTCGGGTATTGTGTGGTGACGGCGGACTTTTTGGCAGGAGATCAGCGGTACTACTATGTTCCGTGCCCGCATTGTAGCGTCTTTCAGGTTCTGACCTTCGAACAGATGCGCGGCCCGGCCCATGCGATCGGGCTTGATGCACATCTCCGATGCCTTTCCTGCGACGGGGCGATCGTCGATGGGCACAAGACCGATATGCTGGCTGGTGGGAAATGGATCGCTAGGCGCGTTGACGACGGCGAAACAGCGCCGGGCTTATTCTTGAAGGCTGAGGAAATCGCAAAGTTCGAATGCCCGCCATGCGAAGGACGATGTAGGGACTGGCAGCCGAGCTACCATCTGTGGGCGGCTTATTCAAAGAACGAGCGGTTCGACGACATCTGGAAGGGCTGGATGGATGCCCAAGGGGATACCAGCAAGATTCGAACCTTCTCGCAACAGACGCTGGCTGAGCCCTACGATCCCGGTGTCGATGCGGTCGACTGGGAGAAGATCGTCGACATGGCCCGCGGCTTCGCGGGTCCGGTGCGGGAAGTTCCGCGCGAAGCGGGCCTGCTGGTCTCGGCCGCAGACGTGCAGGGTTACGGAATCAAGTGGGCGGTCTATGCAATCGGGCCGCGGTCGCAGCGTTGGCTGATCGACAGGGAGATATTTGAGGGACCGCCTGATAAGGTCGACGATGCGTGGATTGCCCTCGCCGATGCGCTTGAACGCAAGTATCCGGCGGCCGGCGGCACTCTCAAGGGGCTCGACCTGTCCGGTGTCGATACTGGATTTGCAACGCAGCGTGCCTATAGGTTCTGCGCCGCCCGGCCGCAGGTCATGGCTCTCGACGGTCGTCATGTCCAAAAGACTTCGTGGATTGGTACGCCGACGGTTCAGAAGATCAAGGACCAGTTCGGTCGGGTCATCGCCAAGACGGCGCTCTATCCAGTCCATCTCTACGACGTGAAAACCGAGGTCGTGGCGTCGCTGGCCAACTTCGTCGACGGTCCAGCGGCCAATGGATGGCCGCGCAATGTGCTGCACCTGTCGGGCGATCTCGTCGACGAAGATTTTGCAAAAGAACTGACGGCCGAGCGGCTGGTCGACCCTGACGAGGAGGTGCGGTCCTCAGTCAATCGCCGCGCCCGCAATCTCGTCAGCCCGAAGGCAAAGCGCGAGTGGAAGAAGGTTGGTGGCCGCCAGAACGACTGGTTCGATGTCACGGTCTATGCCTTTGCGCTCGGATGGTATCTCGAGACCAAGCGCCACCTGACGGCCGAGAAATGGGCAGACCTCCTCGTCGAGGTGCATGGACGGCAGAACACGCCAGATCTTTTCGACGCGCCGGACGTCATGACGCCGGCAAAGACAACTGCACCGACGAAGCGCGAGAGGCGGCCATGGGGCGCCTACAAGAGGACTTGAGATGGGTCTGTTCGACCGCCTGATCGGCCGCGGCAGGGTGGGCGCTGTGTCGCCACGCCCGCGCGGCCAATATCTGCGCGGCGAGCGGACCGGCATCCTGCAGGCGCGGCGGGCAGTGACTCGAGACGGATGGGTCAATGTGCGTGAGGCGGCGGCGCGGGCATCGGCCCTTGCCTGGGACTTCATGCAAAATTCCGGCTGGATTGCCGGTGCTGCCGACCAGGTCATTACCGATACGGTCGGCAGCGAGTTGAAGCTCAATGCGCGTCCAGATTTTTCGGGGCTCGGCTATAGCGACAAGGAGCGCGCCGACTGGTGCCGGCTCGTCGAGCGCAAGTGGCGGGTCTGGGCATGGACGCCTGCCGAGTGCGACCTTGCCGGGGTGTCGACGCTTGCCGAGATGAGCGATGGGGTGATGCGTTACTATCTCGCCCATGGCGAGGGGCTTGGTGTCATCGACTATCTGCCGGCCGAGCAGCGGCAGCGCTACGGCATCGAAACAGGAACCAAGGTCACGCTGGCATCGCCGCACAGGTTGAAGCGCGAGACCGACGAATTCAGTCGGCTGCATCAGGGCATCTTTGTCGACGAAAACGGCCGTCCGATTGCCTATCGCTTCGTCAAGCGCGAAGGCGGATATGACCGCGATGTCGATATTGCGGCGCGTGATACCGCCGGGCTGCGGCGGGTTATCCACGTCATGGATCGTGGCGACGTGCCGGACAGCCCGCGTGGCATTTCGGTGATGGCGCCGATCCTCAAGGTGATCGCCCAGGCCGACCAGTTGGCCGACTACACGCTGGCGCAGGCGCTGATGCAGAGCATCTATGCGGCGATCATCAAGTCGCCGGAGGCCAGTATCGATGCGTTCAACGCGATTGAGTCGCTGGCCGAGGGGCAGGAGGATCTCGCCGCCGATCTCTGGGAGGTCTGGGGTCAGCGTCTCGATGCACTGAAGAATGGCAGCATCAGTCTTTCCGATCCGGCCGGGATCGCTCATCTCGGTCCCGGGGAGGAATTCGAGATGCACACCCCGCAGACGCCGGGCTCGCAATATGTGCCGTTCGCGCAGGATCTCAGGCGCGAGATGGCGCGCCGTCTCGGCATTCTCTTCGAGACGTTCACGCTCGACTTCAGTCAGGCGAACTATTCGTCAGTGAGGATGGGTAACGCCACAGTTTGGCCGATCGCCGTTCGTCGGCGCGAGCGGATCGTCGGACCCTATTTGCAAGCAATCTACGAGTCCTGGCTCGACGAGATGGTGGCAACGGGTGCGGTACCGTTCAAGGGCGGTTATCGGGCGTTCCGGGCAAATTTCGACAAGATTGTCGACACCGAATGGCGCGGGCCGAAGCGGCCGTCGGCTGATCCATACAAGGATGCGCTTGCCAACAAAGTCGAACTCGAGACCGGGGCAACGACGCTGCAGGCGATCTATGCCGAGAAGGGCGAGGACTGGGAAGAGGCGCTCGAGCAGCAGGCCCGCGAAGCCCGCAAGCTGACCGATCTCGAATTGCCAATTCCGTTTGGACGCTCGCGCGGCGGCGATGGCGGCCCGCTCGGCGGTGCCGCTGATGGATTGGGGCTTTCGGCAAATGGCTGACATCGACTGGTGCGCCAAGGCGTCAGCCCTGCGCGCTCGTTACGAAGCGCTGCGTGACGGCATTGCAGTCAGCGAGGCCGGATTCGAGGGCACCGACCGGACGGCTTTCACCCGGCCAGATCTCGACCGCGTTGAGCGCGACATGCGCGAAGCGGAGCGGCTTTGCGCCGAGCAGTCCGGGCAGCCCGTGACCCGCCGGCGCTTTGCCAAATTCGGCCGGTTTCGGCCCTACTAAGGACCAACGACATGACCGTCTATATCGACGGCGAGCTCGTGCTCTACGGGTTCGTCGGCAGCAGCTATTGGGACGAGGGATTCACAGCGGGTGAGGTGTTGGCCGCCCTGGCGCAGCATGGCCGCGACAACGACCTTGTCGTGCGGCTCAATTCCGGCGGCGGCTATGTCGACGACGGTGTCGCCATTTACAACGCGCTCGCTACCCACAAGGGCAAGGTTCGGGTCGAGATCGACGGCGTTGCCGCATCGTCAGCTTCGCTCATTGCCATGGCCGGGTCCGAGATCGTGATGAAGCCCGGCACCGTGATGATG